GCCTTTCCGGTGTAATAATTATACCTTTCAAGTCTTACTTTATTGTATGACTCTCTCGCTTTTTCTCTCAAGAGAGTAATTGTATTGTAGAGTGTGTAATACTTGGAATGTAATTGTGGAATTTTTAATGATTCATCATGTAAGTTATCAGGATCGATTTGGGAATCTTTTGCCCACATCTCCTGAATTTTGTCAAGGTCCATCATAAGCGAGTTCTTCCATTAGGTCCTAGGATATCGTACATAGTATACTTGAAAGTGACCTCTGCTGTAAAGTACTGTATGTCAGTTTCTGTTGCTTCAAATTCCAAAGATGTCAAATATGTTGGAAATAAATCTTTAAATTTTACAACAGCAACATCTCTAAAATTGCTGTTTAAAATATGAAGACTTCCATCACTAAATTGTTTTTTGTAATCTTCAATCCCATCATCTTCTTTTAGTAAGTCATCAAATTCTTTCAGAGAATCTGGACTTCCAAGACCTCTCAACCAATTATGAATTAGCATGTAATTTTCTAGATTTTCATCTACCAAAAATCTTAATGATAAATCTCCATAAGACAATTTATCTCCTGGAACATCAACATCCTTTAAGTATGATGGTTGGTTGATAGTTCCTAAACTGATTTCTGGTATTCTAGAAGAGTTTGAAAAAAAATCTACCTTAGGGTGTTTTGCTAAAGTAAATTTAAATCCAACAGGAGATAAAAAATTTCTATTTCCTATCTGCCCACTAAATGCATTTGTCATTATCAGTCAATAATAATATTAAACCATTGCTCACTCATTCCACTAATAATCTTATCAGCAGACTCCTTATCTTCTGCATATCCTTCAGCAATCAGATGCTCAACGATCTTCTCGTAGTGTCCATGAGCTTCTTGAGTTTCTCTAGGTGTTGGTTTCATGGTTCAAAGCGTTTATTTATATTTAGATAAAAAAAGAGGGTCCCGAAGGACCCTCTGAGAAAACCTTGTGAAAAAGGATCACATGAGGTTGGAAACAATAACACGTCTGTAGTAACGGTTGTCGTTCTGGACGATACCACCGGAGGTAGCACCACCAGCAGCGCCAGCGAATGGGTTAGCAGCAAGACCATAACGAGTCTTGAATCCGATCTTAGGCTGGAAGGTGTTCTCGCCAACGGCACGGACCATCTGAAGAGGAACGTATGGGCAATAGAACAGACCTGCGTCATAAGGTGAAGTACCCTTATAACCAGCAACGAAATACTGGAGACCGTTCGAACCGCCAACTGCATTAGCAGAATATGGATCGATGTAGACACGATACTTACCAGCAAGTACACCTGCGAAGGTGTTACCGGTGTCATCAACGTTCAGGTTAGCGTTGAGTGCAGGGGTGTAATCGAGTACGCCTGCCATGGTGAGTGCGGAAGCAACATCTGCGGAACACAGAATCATGTTGCCCTTCCCTCTACGAGTCTCTTGGGCGATAGCGTTTGCTTCACGCTCGATTTGGAACAGGAGACCCTTGAACTTCTCAACAGACCAGCGACCGTTGGAATCAACGTCCAGATCGAAACGACCAGGAGTTGCAACGTTTGCTTGAGCACCAGGACGTGCAGACTTGTAGATGGTTCTGATGACTTCACGGTTGATCTCAGCAAGAATCTCAGTAGAGAGAATGTTTGCGAGTTCAGCCTCAGCATTCAGACCATGGATTGCCTTGAGGTCTTGTGCCAGTTCCAGGGAGTACTCTGCCTTGAGTGCTCTGGACTTTGCAGTAACAGCGACCTTCTCGATCGAGAAGCCCATCTGGTTGAAGGTCTGACCATCGCCAAGATCTTCAGCCTGAGCGGTATCCATACCGCGACCAACGGAATATGCATTTCCGCTTTCGCCAGAGTTACCAAGCAGAGCAGGGTTGCCACCAAGTTGACCAGTAGTACCGAAACCGGTAGTACCACCAACACCACTATTAGCAGTATATGCGCCACTAGTGTTGATTCCGCTGTTAGAGAATGCGGTATCTGCTTCGTCGAAGAGTGCCTCGGTACCGGCCATGCCGTCATAACGGGCTCTCATAGCGAAGATGAGTCCGGTAGGACCATTCATTGGTTGAACGCCTGCGAGGTCATATGCGACCAGGTTAGGCATTGCACGTCTGATCAGGGAGATCAGAACTGGGTCGAAGTTTGAAACTCCACCACTTGAAACGGAGTTAGTAGGTGCTTCGCCGAGGAATTCCTTTTCCTCACGGAGCATTTTTTCTTGGTTCTCCAGAAGAACTGCGGTGACCATTCTACGATGGGAGTCGGAAATACCGCCTTCGTGGTCGAGAATAGGTGCCCACTTCTCCTGAAGGTGTTCAGCATTGAAACCTTGCATTTGAATTTACCTTGTTAAAAATTTTAGTTTGATTTATAATTTAAAAATCACTTTTTTGAGACTCTGCCCAGGGTATTCAGATATGATTCCATAAGAGGAGTTACTGAATCATCAGCAACAGTCATATCAGAATCTTCGGAAATAGTATCCGATTCGTCTCTTTGAGCACTAGCAGTTTCCGAGAAATAAGATTTTCTCAGAGTAACCAGTTTCTCACGATAGTTCTCTTCACTATCAAACTCAACATTTTCGGCAAGAGAAGCGAGTTTATCCTTTTGCGAAAGTGCAAGACCTTCACAAACCTCGGAGAAGATTACATCAGCAACCGACTCAGCTAATCTTTGATTTAAAGCAATATTAGATTTAATTTGCTCGTTGAGTTTATCTTCCATCTCATCTAATTTCTCTACCATGGTAGAGAGTACATCATACTTCTCTTCAGGGATAGTTACATAATGTTCTTCAAAAAGACCCTTCATTCCGGTGAGGAATGATTCAGTCATTTCAGTCTTGAGACCCTGCTCAATAGCGAGTTGATTTTCTTTGACCCACTCTTCAGCAACATACTCAAGATATGCATCAACTCTAGTAGTCAGTTCTTCCTTAATGGTAGAAACTTCTTCCTCAAGAGTTGTTTCATATTGTGCCTTCAGTTCTTCTTGAACTTCAGCAACTTTTGTCTTGATAGCAGTTTCGAAGATGGTACGTGCTTTCTCTTGGAACTCCTCAGAAAGCTCTTCGCCAGCAAGAAGTGCTTCAACATCTTCTTCGATGTTGTATTCTGCCTTAATTTCTTCCTCTTCAGAAACAACTTCCTCTTCGGTAGTTTCCTCTTCGGCAACTACTTCGGTTTCTGCAGTCTCTTCAGTAGTCTCTTCTTCAGCGACTACTTCGGTTTCTGCTGTTTCTTCTGTGGTCTCTTCTTCAGCAACAACTTCCCCTTCAACCTCTTCCTCTTCTTTTGCCATCTTTTTCATTGGTTCAGCAGGTTTTGCACCTCTGTTAACAATGTCTTTGACAGTCGCTAAAGAAGGCTCCTTAAGTTTTGCGGAGTCGTCATCGACTTTATAGTTTTCTGGTGTAGGACCGCCGAGATCTTCCACTGCAGGTTGCCCAGGAGTTGATTGGGACAACTTTTGCATTGGTTCAGCTGCAGCAGCACCCTTGGTTACTACGTTTTCCATTTCTTGTAAATTGCTACCAACGGACATTTGATTAAATATTTTTTGTATTAATCTATATTTATTTATAAATTAAAGATTTGAGAGAAATTCGCTGAATAAGTTCAGCTTATGCTCTTCAAGTGCTTTTTGGTCAACGAGAGTGTTAATTCTCTTCTGAGTCTTCTCTGCGAGTTGTTCACGAAGAATTCCTCCATCCCAAACCCACTCTTTTCCTTCCATAATTCCCTGAACAAAAGCATCAGGTGCAGAAGGATCGGCAACGATATCAGCAGCAGTTGCTAACATGAAATCTTCGCCAACGACTTTGATCCCATTATGATTCTCTCTTAAAGATCCAACACCACGAGAAGAAACTCCAAGCATTACACCTTCATCGAGAAGAGAAGATGCAATTTTGCCCATAGGGGTGTTAAGGATTTGTGCTTTTCCTCTAAAATTAGATCCTTCTCTAACCAGAGAAGTAATTTTATGAGAAACTCTGTCAAGATTTACGGTAGGACCATCAGGATGACCGAGTTCTCCAAGAGCACGTCCTTTTGAAACAAATGATTCATTATATCTACTAACCTCTTTCTCAAGAGTGCTCATAGGATACATTCTTCCATTACGATTCTTTAAATCACCCTGAAGAAATACACCTTCGATGTATAACCTCTTATTGACACCCTTACCTTCGGTAACGATCTGTACGTTTGAAATTTCTTCTGTGATGAGTTTCATTTTTCTTAGTTTGTGAATGCTATCTGAGAACCGAATACCGTACCAGCACTAACTGCACCACCTGCTGCTAGTTCTACTACAATATTTGCACCAATTTCTTTTTCAACAGAAAGTCTTTCTCCTCCTGCCATATGAATTTCATAAGATGCAGTTCCTGCAATAATTACTTTTACTGCAGCGGCATTTGTATTAATGATTGATACCAATCTTGCAGCATCTAAATCAGCAGATGCACTAAAAAGATCTTTACCAAGACTTACTGGCTTTACAGTCATTCTTCTGTTTCCTCTACTTCGGATTCATCAAACATAGATGCTCCGACTACTGGACGAAGAGATTGAATTCTCTCTGCCGCCTTTCCATACAGAACGTCTTTCAGTTTGTCACTAATTTCGGAAGCAGATACATCAGCACCGATTAAATTTACGATTTCTTCCATGAAAAAAATTGATATAACTATATTTTCTATTTATATCTCGGCAGCTTTGCCGTCTGCATCAGTAATTCCACCATCTATCTCAGGTTCCATAGGGACATCTCCAAGCATTTCTCCTTCACCTTCTGCTGGTAATGGTTCTCCCGTAACAGGATCTATAGAACTTGGGTCTGGAATGATTCCATTTTCAATTTCCTTTTCAATCTGATCATCCATCTCTTCAATTTCAGAATCTGTCTGACGAAGAACTTTCTTACGTACCCATTCTGTAGAATAATACTTTCCAATATATGGTTCAATAGTTGCTAAGATACCAAGACGCTCATTAAGCATCTCAGTTTCTTTCAATTCTGCAAACTGATTATCGTATAAGAAATCATATTGAATATGATCACTAATTGAATCCCAATCTTCTATAGACACTACGTTTTTGAGAATCAATTGTGTTTTCAACATATCATTAAACATTTGAGCAAATCTTTTTCTCAAACGTCCAACAAACTTAGAAAACTTGAGTTCATCTCTCAGGATCTCAGAAGACCGACCGAGATTGAAACCACCGTCGGCAGCAATTCTTGATTCTGGTACTCCAAGTGCTCTATAAAGTTTCTTCTGGAAATATTCAATATCAGAAAGTTCTCCGAGATTTTGACCACCAGGAAGTGTGGAGATTTCAGTTCCTCTTCCACCTTCGCGACGAGGGAGCCAGAAATCTTCAAGCATACTCATATGCTTGCGGTCATCACGAACTTCACCAGTGTTTGCATCATATATTTGTTTGTTACGATAACGCATCATAACATCACGGAGATATTGTTCTGCCTTTACCTTTGGAAGATTTCCTACATCAATATAAAAAATACGACGTTCTGGCGCACGGGACATACGATAAATGACTAGCGAGTCTTCAATCATTCTAAGTTGATTAAGAGACTTGATTGCCTTGTGAAGATAAGAAAGAATTGATCCCTTATTTCTATCTACAAGACCTGAAGTGCAATATGTAATTGCATCTTTAGCAATTTTAGTTCCCTTAGTTCCACCACCACCACTCATAACTCCCGTAGGATAGTTTGGTTTTGGCGTAAATACAAAATATTCCTCAATTTCTGGAGCAACAGCACTATTAGTTTTTTGTCCTGGAATATTTGGTCCTATAAGATTTTTATCTTTTTTCTTTTCTTGGCGGACAAACCGCATTTTCATCGGATCAATATATCTTAATTCTTTAATTCCTTCCTGAGGATTCTTTAGATCAATTACTTTATGATAATAAAGTCTTCCATCAACATACCAATTTCTAAAAATTTCATGTGATTTCTTGTCAAAATCTAAAAGTTCTTTAAGATATTTAAATTCTTCTCTAATTGCTTTTTTTAATTTATCTGTAGCATTCAGATTTGAAAGTTCTATTTCTATAGGAGAATCGTAGAGGTCACTAACAAGTGCCTCATTTACAACATCTTCTATAGCATTGTCACACTCTGGGTGCAACGACATTTCTCTATATCTTTTAATTAAATCAAATTCTGTTCTATATTGCCCTTCAATATCTACATACGAACCATAAAATCCACTGCTTATATAGTTGTCAACCCCGTCCTCATTATTTTGAGGAACGGGGGAAACTATACCTTTGGATTTTTTTTCTGTATCCTCAATAGAAAAACCAAAAAGTTTTGCCATAGTATAAACTGACTAGACTGTTATTTTACTATTTAGCTGATGTCTTCTCCACCTGCTTGAGCGTCAGTTCCTCTAAATGCTTCCCAATAATGGACTTGCATTTCTACGGTAAACTCTTGGATCGTATCAGTAGTTTCATAATTCAAATCAATCGTAGAGATGTTCGTTGGGAAAATATCCCAGAACTTGTAAGATCTGAGAACTCCTCCATTACGATCAAGTTGCTTAACTGTTGCATCCTTATAGTAAGTATTTGGATCAGTAAGTCCTGTTGCATCAGTCATTTTGTTGATTGTATTCATCCACTTTTCAAAAGCAGAACGAATTGAGAAATCAACATCGTTAATGACAGTAATTGTCCAAGTTTCAAACGTTCTATCACCTGCTACTTTCAGAATACGACCTCTAAAAGGAACATCGACAGAAGCAATTGTAGAGGCAGGCAGTGCTGCTGCCTTTACAAGGAATCTAGACTTTTCAAGAACTTCTGCCTGATTAGCAGGTTTTGCTGCATCAGGGAATGCTAATACTACTTCAAATAGATTGGGTCTTGCACCACCACCAGATAACTTACTCTTAAAATCACTAATTGTTCTTACTGGTGAGGTATTACGTTGTTGGCGACTAGGCATTTTTCTTTAATCCTCTAAATTAAACGTTACCGATGACTTCATCAAACGAAACGCCAGATCTGGTGGCGACAAACGAAAGACCAATAAAGTTAATTGATCTTGCGGGTTTGATATAAATGTCAGCCACAAACTCATTATTGTCTATGACTGCACCTGTGTTATTTGTTTCGTCACAAATAACTACATAATCTTGAATACCTCTCTTCGCTTGAACATCACGAAGGAAAGGTTCAACAACGTTTACAAAGTTAGTTCTTGTAATTTCATCGTTGAATTCAAAGAGTTGATCTCTTGCTGCAGCAGAAATTGCATCTTCAAGGAAGATGAACAAACGACGAACGTTGATACGATCGAATGCAGATGCCTTAGCAAGTCCAGTCTTGTCACCAAACAGAACAATACCAGCACCAGGTGAGAAGATTACTGGATTAATTCTTTCGGAATAGAGGCGATCTCTTTGCGACTGATTTGGAGTGTATGCCAATTTAACTGCATTCAGAATTGCACCTCTCGATGTTCCTGCAGGAGAGAACCAAGGGAAGTTATCAATATCATTACGAGCACACAACCCAGCAATATCCCCATTCAAAGGAACATAGCGGAAAGTATTTGCAAATCTATCGTACATATACTTATATCCACTATCAAATATTGCATAAGATGAAGAAGGAATCATGGAGTAGTAAGCGAGTACATTATTTGTAATCGTCTCATCATTATTTAAAGTATTTGATGTTCCATTACCAGACTCACTTAAGAATGCTCCTCTGTATGGAGAGATGAACGCTACTGCATCTTTTCTTTGTCCCGCGACAGAAATTAAAAGACTTGCTAAAGATGCTGCCTTCTCTTTGCTGTAATTTGCAGAACCCATAATAAGGAAATCTACATCATATTTTTCTTTATTGGTAAAGAGATTGTATCCAGTAGTAATTTTACTCAAATCTGAAGCAAGTGCTCCATCGGAACCAATAATTGATCCACCATCATAATTAGTACCACCACTCAATTCATAATTATGTGCTCCTGCACCACCAAAGATAACTGGACCACTCGAACTATCTTCAGTATCTTGATCCCATGCAAAATCAGTTGATGCAAGATATTGAGAACTAAATCCAGAAGCAACAACACCTTCAGGTGAATCTCCACCAAATACATATGCTGAATTTGTCTTCAGATATCCTCTCCAGTAAGATGGAGATCCAACAGAATACTGAGCATCTGTTGCTTTAGAGAGATTTAAATGCTTCTCTAAAATTGTTCCCGCATTTCCGGTGATTTTTCCTTCACCATCAATAATTACAACGTGGAGTTCGTCGAATCTTGATCCTCTTTCAGCAGCAAACTCAGAAGTTCCTGGTCGATCTGCTACTTGATTCCAAGGAACAGTCTTTACAACTCTTGTATCACCTACAGTCTCTTTAGAGATTGAAAGTGTTTGTTCATCATACCAGTCTTTAGCACCGGTTGGAGTTACATCACTAGTTCCACCATTTAAAAACGCCGTGACAGAAACGAATTCTCCACCAAGATCTAAGAATCCACCAGCGTTAACTTTATCAGAAACATCAGAAGCAGTATTTAACTTAACTTCCGTGCCGGTATCAGAAACTTGTTCTGTTACTGTAGCAATACCAGCATATCTCTTAAGATGCTTGACTGGCGTACCATCAGCATGATCTCCGGCAGTTGTTCCTACAACTCCTCTGGTAACACCGGAAATTTGACCGTTTCCTATAGTTGCTCCATTAAGAGAAATGAGTTCATTTCCAATAACTAAGTAATCATCAGCAGTAACACCCATCATAGCAGTAGCAATACCAACAACAGTATCGCCAGATGCTAAAGTCGTGCCGCCTTGCATATCAAGAGTTGCACTATGATGCAAGTAGTATGAAGTAATTGCAACACCTGCAGAAATTGTTGCTGCAGTTTCTCCTAAAACACCTCTTGTAACTTGAACAGAAGTTGTTCCTGCACCAGCACCGACAATAGAAAGTGCATGTCCAGATCTAAACCTAAATGTACCGTTATAGGTATAATCTTGAGTTGTTTCTGTATTGGCGTCTGGTAAATGAGAAATGAATTTTACATAAATCTCATTCTTGGTATCATCCTTTCCAGTTACAATACCTTTGAAATCGCCGGTAAGATCCGTTGTATCTCCATTACCAATAACTAAATTATCTTCAGTAAATGGTGTTGTAGATTGTCTCACACCATCACCAGTGCTAATACCAGCAGTAGCACCTTCTGCTAATGTGATAATTTGATCTGCTCTTGAGTCAATAACACCAACTCTAATTCCGTTTGCCCAGGATCCTGGATTCCTAGAAACTACGAATTTTCCGTTAATGGTATTTGTATCATATTGTTTGATTTCATAATCTTCAACACTTTTGATCTTAATGCTCGATGCTGCACCAGCATTTGCATAAGCATTTGCTAAATTGTCAGAATCTGATCTAACAACATTCATCTGAGCACCATATGCAAGATATGATGACGCAGATAACCAATGCTCATAGTGGTTATCGTTATTGTAAGGTTTACCGAAATTATCGAGTAAATCCTTTTCTGATCCGATGATGATTGGAAGATCTACTGGACCTTGTGCAAAAGGTGCAACAAGGCCACCAATATTAGCGGAAGAAGGATCAACTCTTCCAACGGTGAGATCAACTTCCCTTACTTTAATTCCAGGAGATGCTAAATTTACTGGCATCTTGTTTTCCCTCGCAATCCAGATTTAACTAAAAATATTTATGGAAAAGGGTATTTTCAGCGGGGAAACGGTGCATGAACATATTTACCAATCAGGGTATTCCCATTTATCAACAATCTTTTTTATTTTTCTATTCGATGAAATTCTTTTTATAGTACATTCCTTACATTCATAAGAATATGCTGATGCAGATGTCCTATCCTTTCTGGTTCTATAAAAATCGTTTAATAAGTTTTTAATTACTCCGCATGTTCGACACTTTCGATCAAGAAATAATAAATGTTCTAATTCAATTTGATCGTCAAAATCCATTACTTATAGTCCCACATATATGACATATCTCCATATTCATCAGTATGCCATCTATCTCCACTCGAATCTACAAATGACTCCATATTAGAAATTCCATCTTCAATAAATCCAAAAGGTGCCATATCTTGCTCTATTTGATTCTTTTGTTCTTCATATAATCTCTTACGGACATCATTCTCAGTCATTTCTTTAAAATAATCTTGTGCGACTAACCAAGAAAAAATGACTAAACACATTGCTAGATCATCATTACACCCCTCTTCTGCTTCAAAAGAATTGCCTCTTTGAGCAAATGTTGTCAATTCTGAGATGACTTCATAATCTGTAGTAATTAATTTATCATCTTCAATTAAAGTTTTTAAATTTGAACATCCTAACTTTTTAACTGAAGAAGTTGTTCTTACTCCAAGTTGAGATTTTTTTCCACTAAAACCAGATCCGACAACTTGTCCGTTTCTTCCTCTCATAGCACACATGAGAATATTTTCATATTCCAAATCATATTGAAGAATGCTAGCAACTTGATCTCCAATATCATTTACTTCTATTAACAACCAAGATTCGTTATATCCCATCGCGACATCGTAAATGACGCTTGGGAATAGCATGGGTTTAATTTCATTATTTCTATACTTTCCTACCACTTTATAAGGAAATTCTGTTATATCAAAAATAATAAAAGCGGAATAATCGTTTCCTAATCCACGAGCAACATCGACTGTAATTAGATAATTGTGCCCATCTATTGGATTTTCGTATATATCCAGTCCTGCATTTCTTTGTATTGGATCTTCATATGCTAATGCTTTCAACTTTGCTGGAGCAATAAGAGTATTAACAGATCCTAAAAATTCACATTCAAACTCAACACGAAACTGTTCTTCAGAAGTGTTTGCAATAGTCTGTTCCTTCCAGACAATATCTCTTCCAGGAACTTCTGACCAGTGAACTTCTGTTGGAATATATTCATTTTTATTCCTTTCTGCATCATGCCACATACGGTAGAAATGATTCATACCGTGTGGGGTAGATACAATAATTACTTTGGTGTTTTTACCAGAAGTAATAGTAGGATAAACAGATGCAAAGAACGAGTCAGCAACGTGATTTGGGACAAACGCGAACTCGTCGAGAAAGAGGATGTTGAATGACATACCTCGGACAGCACTTGCAGACGTAGAAGCTGCCAATATCTTACTGCCATTCTCTAACTCCATCGAACCTTTGTTCCATGACAGAATACCCTGTTGCATCCATTTAGGCAAGTTTTCGTAAGCAGTCTGTAACCTTTGTAATAATTCTCTTGCAGTTGCTGCTTTGTTTGCCAGAATACCAATGTTTACGCTGTCATTAAATACAGCATAATGCAAAAGGTAAGATACTACTGTAGTAGATTTACCTGTTTGTCGCGGCATCTTACAGATATTAAATCTGTTATTATGAAAATTATGAATTAGTTTTTCTTGGAAATGATACGGTTTGAAACTTGTCAAACCCTCATCAAGAGAAACAATTTTAATATACTTATTAGCAAAATACACCGGATCTTGCTTACATTTAAGGAACTCAATAATTTGTTCCTCTGTAAACTCTATCGGTGTATTTGCTTTTTTTAAATTAGGATTACCAAGATATACTTCACTCATAGCAAATTAACTCAACACTTCCAACGGCGACGGGCTTTGCAGACAGGTTTATCGGGGGTTTTGGAGCAATCGATGTTATGCATGTCTTGCTGACCCTTAGAGCGAGCGCAGAAAGACTTTCTACGCTTAGCATCCTTACTGCCTGGTTTAGGATCTCCAGTTACGGCAGTCTTCAACTTAGAACCTGGATTTTCACGACGATATGCTTTGACTGCAGCAGCACTCATACCATCAGTTTTATCCGACTTATTGACCTTCTGCCAATCTTCACCAAACATTTTTGGACCTTTAGTCTTTCTCTCTGCTGCTTCTCTTTCGCCCTCAGTAGCACCCTTTTGAGCAAGATTTCTTACTTTTGCCGCACGTTGTTGCTTTCTATGTGCTTTTGGATCAATTGCCGCAGGCATTACACCTTCACCAAGTTCTGATCTCCAATCAGAAAATTCCTCTTTCTTCACGCAGTTATTATAAATTTTACCAAACATCTTTTTGGTTCCCTTCTTCTCATATCCTTTCCAACACTTTTGACCTTCTTCTATAGGTTGACCACCTTTGATTGGTTCTGCCTCAATAATATCAATAAACTCATATTCAGTTGCCTTAAAATCATCTCTCCAGTTAGAAAATTCTACAGACTCTGACTTATTTCCCCAATTAGCAGCACCGACCTTACGACACTTTACAAGTGCTCCTGAGGCGTATGCAGAAGGCCACACAGAGTAACGTGACTTAACTTTATGATAGCAGGCATCCCTTTTCTTTTTCTTCTCTTCTTCTACAACGTTTGCTTCTGGTTCGAACGAATTATTCTGAGTTACCATTATTGCTTTACCTTTTCTATTTGGATTTGGATCTTCTTTACGTTTTTTAGCAGCTGCTTTATCTCTTTTATCCTTACTCATTGCAGCTCGGTCGTCTGCATCACGGCAATATGGTTTGGTTGTTTGACCTGGTTGTTTGGCACATGGTTTTCCATCATATTTACCACCAGTTTGTTTCCATCCTCCACCTTTGAACCAATCTCTAAGTGAATATCCTTTGTCTTTGGCAGATTTTCCATCACGTTTTTCAGATATGATCGATTCTGAAACTCCACCGCCATTAGATCCGCCATTAGACCCCCCATTCCCATTTCCATTGCCATTCTGGTTATTTCCATTTCCTTTTTTAGTACCATTTCCTTCATTTTCATTATTATTATTATCATTATCATTATCTTTTGCCAAATATCCACGAGCACCAATATGATACCCTAAAGGCAACTTCTTGCACTTTTTATCTGTATAGCAATAATAGTATCCTTGCTTACACTTCTTCATTTTTATTACTTGTGGTATTATTATTTAGAAAACCTTGCTTCAGCATTTTCTGAAGTTCTGATGTTGATCCAACAAAAACAGCGTTATTTGTCACATTATTTGTAGTTTTCTTTATATCCGTCTCAACATCCTTAAGTTTCTTTTGAAGATCGATTAACTTATCAGTAGTGTCTGCAACACTCTTAATTAACTGTCCTGCAACTTCGTATGCTCTTGGACTAGATCCTTCTTCAGCGACCTCCATGATGCCATTAATCGCCTCTTGACCCTTTTCTATTAAAGAATACAAATTTGCACGAGTATATTCATAATCTTTTTTGATATCATCTCCTTTTGGTTTAATGATATCTACATTTTTTGGTTTAGATTCGACAATATCACTCTCAGTATTCAGAGCATTATCGATAGCATCATAATTTTCACTCATGATTATCAAATATCCTGTTGTTGTGTTGGACTATATGTTTTAGAGTCCTGGAAAAAATCCCAATTCTCATTAAATCCGAAATCGTCAGAAGGTCCAAGTAAAGCATCATCTGCCGAATTGATTTGCCCATCAGAATTTTTATCTTCCAGTGCTTTAGGTGTAGCAGTGTATCTTACTTCCCGTTTTGCAGTTTGAGTATCTGTTGAAGATGAAACATCAACTTGAACCTTACGAATGAGACCATCCGTACTGTCTGCAATAGGACCAAATAGATATGTCTTGACAGTAAATCTTAATGTATATATTAATGCTCTTCTGGTCTGGAAAGATCCTTCATAATCATCTTGAAAGTCGATACTATCCAAAACAACCGGAGTGTCTCTTTTTTCTCCAATAGAATCAATTAAGTCTAAAGTTAAATTAAATGATGGTTGAAAGAATGGTAAAATTTGTTCTACTATTTGTAGTGCATCATCATTCAACTTACTAAAAATATTTAATTCAAATCCAATATTATATGGAACAGGCATAAAAACCTTTTTCATATTTGTTCCATCTGTTGCTTTGAAGGTTTGAGTGACTCCTGCCTTTCTAGATGAATCATATTGAATGTTCGTCATTTCAAACGACATTCTTGGGAGACTGATCGCAACTGGTTTTGTTAGATCTTCTTGCTGTTGAATTTTTGCAAGAAATTTTTGCATTGGTCCATATGACAAACCAACTTTTTGTTGATTGGTAACAGCACCACTCTTATCCAAATGCTTAATGTAAATGTTATTAAATAATGTTCCGAAAGATATAATATTCTTTCTAATTATTTCGTGATAAAAATAAGTTCCTAACATCAATATTCTCCAAATGGATTACTCTCAGTAAAATCAATTATTGAATCTGCTTCTGTCTCAATATTGTCATTAATATCATACTCATCTCCAGAAGAATCATCATTATAAGATTTAACTATATATGTCGCTGAAGATGCAGAACCAACTACAGTCTCTCCGACATAGAATGTTCCTGTAATACTTCCAAGTTCCAAATACTTATTTGGATTTGTTCTGTCTTCTCCACCATCTCCTGTGAGATAATCAATATTAATATCTCTAATACGCGCAGTTGCACCTGAAGTCTGACCAGTTACAATTTCATTAAGGATGAATGTTCCTATACCAGTTGTAGAAACTCCAGTTATATTTACTGTTGGTGCTTGCGTATATCCAACACCCGTGTTTATAATTCTAAATCCAGTAACAGTTCCTGAAGAAACAACCGCCTCAGCACTTGCACCAGTGCCGCCACCTCCAGTTATTGTAACATCTGGAATGCTGTAATATCCTTTATTGTCTCCAGAATTTATAGTAAATGTACTAATTCCATTATTTCCTAAAGTAGCAGTTGCAGTTGCACCACTTCCATTTCCTCCACTAATTGTAACAGTTGGAGTTTGAATATATCCATATCCCGGATCGAGTATTCTTAATGAATCTATAGAATATACATTTCCCTTATTTGTTGTAATTGCAACTGCAGTTGCTGTACCAACCCCAGATGCTGGCGAAGATATTGTTACTGTAGGAGTACTTGTATACCCACTTCCATCATCAGTCAGTGTTAATTGACGTACCATACCAGTACCACCTATGCTCACACTTGCTGTTGCTCCCACTCCAAGAGAAACAAGTGACATAGTAGTTATATATCCTTCATCTTCAATAACACTATCTACAAGATCTGAAGTTGTATCTATAACTTCTCCTTCATATTCGTACAACTCACATTGCAACTCATAAACATATGTTTTATTCAATTGGTAAAATGGTTTTTCTGCCTCAACTCTTTTAATTTCAAATAATCTTTCTCCCAGAGGAAACCAAATTAAATCTCCTTCTGCTGGTCTTACTGCCAAATATTTTTCTTGTCCGGTAATAAACTCCCTATCCATTGCCCAGTTTTGTCCACCCAAATATGCACCAATAAAATCTTCAAATCTTTCTTTGGATATTACCAAATTAACTTCATTCTTGAGTCTTAATCCAAATTTTGTCATAATATCAGAATCTGGAGCATATCCATCATAATTTGTCATGTACGCTTCAATAACAAAATTATCTTGAAATGCAGAAGACTCTACCTCTTGAAGTATATTATCCGTTCTAAAAACTGATCTTGGTAAATAATGTACTTCTATACCAAATATTGTTAAATGCTCATTAATTAAATCCTGGAGAAGATTTTGTTCTCCGTTAGTTCCTTGGAGAAAATATGGATTAAGTGCCATAATAAATTATCCTATAAGATCTAAAGGTGGAAGTTCATATTCTGATGCCATTTTTTGTCTTATCGCTTCCAATTCTCTCTCACCATCTTCATAGAGTTGTCTTCCATTCAATTCAATACCTCCTGGAAGTTTGACGCCATTAAATTTAATCAAATTTTGTCCCCACTGTCGTTTCATAAGTGCTGTTAGATATCTCTTGACAAAACTATCATTATATACTTGAGTAAATGATGCAGGATCGAGTGCTCTATAGCAGTCAAGAACTATGTATGTTCCTGCCTCTTGAGACGCCCAGTCAATATCTAAGTACAATCTATCTTGTCTCTTATTAAATCTAATTTTTTTATCTGTAGTTAGTAAATGGTCAATATCCTCAAGATAACTCTTAACCATAGAATATTGTAAAAGTTCTACGGAATTAAAATAATATAGATCATTTAAAAATAATTGATATTTGATACTGAACATTCCTTTCGAAATTGAACTAGTATCAAATTTGAAAATTCCTTCTACACCTACAACAGAATCGGGAACTTGAATATAGTTTGAATTTTCTTCGAAGGAGAATTGAGTAGTAGCACCAACATTATGATTTACTGTTGTCGTTACAATACCAGTAACTCCATCTTTACTTGGACCCTTGCCTCTATCAATATCATCTTGAGTTATTTTGTATTTCAAATACATTCTTTCAACACCATCAAAGTGTCTTTCATTAAAATATTGAATCGCATCATCAACCAAGTCATCGATTTGATCATCATCAATATTAATTTCTAAAACTGGTGCTCCTAATTTTCTGAGGCAATAATCAATCAATCCTTGCCTAGTACTTGGTTTTGCCATCAGTAGAATCCCCCATCTATAAGTCCGGCAGTAAATGTTCCAGTAACATCAACATCTTGTTGGAATGTCGCTATTCCGGAAATTAATGCAGTATCTGCAACATTTAGAGTTGTAGATGTTACTAGACCAGAAAATCTAGCATCTCTCCACCTTTTACCAACTATACCTAAATCATAAAGTCCGTCATCATTTGGATTTAAATCAGATATAAATTCACCAGAAACATTAATATCATCACCAGTAGAATCACCAATTCCAATTGTCCCACCTCTAAAGGTGGCATTACCTATGAAGGTAGATACTCCAGCAACTGTTAAATCTTTACCAACAAATAAATTGCCACCAGTAGTAGTTATGCCACCTTCAGACGCCAGAGTAGCAATTCCGGTAATAGTAAGATTCTTTGCAACAAAATCACCATCTACCGTTAATCTTTTAGTCCAAATACCATCTTGACCACTAAGAGTGACACCAACACCAACATAAACTAAATCATTATCACCATCAACAGTAACTGTTCCCGTTCCAAATGTTGCTATTCCAGCGACACTTAAATTTCCACCTACACCAACACCACCAGAAACAACAAGTGCTCCAGTGGTTGCATTATATGATTCAGTTAAATCACTTATTTTTATCTCATTATCAATGACACTTGTCATGATAAATTGTGAAGTAGGTTCATTCCATACTAGAACTAACCCATCAATTGCTTTATAGTCACTAATTACATCACTTAAATTCAGTAATTTGGAGACCGCAGAAGTTTGTTGAGATAATACTCTAACAGCATTCTGAGGTCCTACTCTTGCTTTTATAGTAGGCATTACTTAGTTACTCCTCCCCTAACTATAACCGATCCTTCAACTGCTTTTGAAGTGAGACCCGTTGCTGAAGTAGTTAATTTGACATCATAAACATATCTTCCGGGTTTTAATTGACTTGTAATTGAAGAACCCATACTGATCAAAAATTTGCCAGCCAATTCATCTACAAAAGCTCCAGTAAAATCATATGATGTTGAACTGGAAAAAGATTTTCTCAATTTTGCTTCAGGAATATCATAAGTTGATAGGTCTAAGGGTTCATCTGTAAGAGAATTTTCTAACTCAAATGTAGTCTCAAAATCAAATCCCTGCTCAATAACAATATTTGATACATAAACTGCCATTATTCCGGGATCAATATACTTTTAAGTATTTATATGATGTTCAATTACCCGACATTTTTATTGACCAATTCTCTTAGTAATGATTTAATTTCATCAATATCACTTTTTATTTTGTCTAATTCCTGTTTTTTCATTTCACTATTCTCTATAGATTTGACATATCTATCATAAGCGGTGTTATCTGTGTTTATGATAGCACCGCTTTCTTCATCTCTATAAAGATTAGAGTGTCCTTCTACTTTAATCATCTTACTGCAAGTACTCTAAGGTCGCGGATTCTTGGGGGTTCTGCCTGATTTGTTCCGGTCATTACAATCTTGATTCTAAATCCAGTAAACAGACCAAGATTATCTGCACTATATTCATAATCTAAAAATTCATCAGAAATACTGGAAGGAACCTTTTGATCTGAAAGACCGCTATTCTTAGAAGGATCTGTAACTTGAAGACCCGCACTTCCTAAAGTTAGGTTATTATAACCTGGGAATAATTCAAACTCTTCATCAACTTCACTAGAATCTGGTCTTATCAAACTGTAAAGAACTCTTATATCAGCAGATTCATGTCTATATGCGGATAAAATGATTCTTAATGAAGTTGCTGGATTTGATAAAGAGATAATTCTACTATAATAAACAGCAGCATGTGGATCATCAACAATTGAATTGATCTTACTATCAGTAGTATAGTCCGATATTGGTTGATTTAAACGACTGCTGAAGAATTCAGTAAATGCAGTATTCAAATTAAGAATAGGAGAAACATTTTTATTTGATGTATTGAAATTAATAGCCGTTGTGAATGATTTATTTCTAGGAAGACTTGTAAGATATTCGTCCTGATTAATCTCAGAACAAATTAGTCTTGGATCAGTTAAAGGATTGTATGTATTCAGTTGAATAGTCTGATATCCTTTATCCACAAATGATACTTGAGAATTTGATGCAACACTACTTCCCGATACTGTTCTAACCCTGCCATTTACAAATGTTGATGAAGATGGTGTTTCAATATCATATGTGGGTCTTAGTCCAGTATATAAGATATTTTCGGTAGCATATACATTATCACCGCCTCCACTATTATTTGAATTGAATGCTAATGAAGGATATGCATCATTAACATCCTTAAAGTCACCATTTCTCAACTTATTACCATTATTACTACTCGTATCAATATCTAAGTAATATCCATCAATATCAATTGGTCCTTGAATGGAAGTTGTAATTCCATTAATTCTTCTTAAAGAAACTCCATTAAATTCATATTTTTCTACTGTAGAACCTAATTCATGAGTTTCTGCCTTTGTTCCATCAACACCTCTTTCAGAAATACTAATGGTTGTTCCGTTAACATTATCATATGATATAATTTCACTACCAATTTTGAGATATCCAGTATTGTTTGTACCAACAGAAAGACCTTCAAAAATATTAAAGTCTGAATCATTGGCACTTAATTCTAATATAGAAGTTTCACTTGACTGTAAAGTTGCGTCTAATTTGGATGGAGAAACATCAGATGCTACATTATAAATCTTTACCATATTTGTATTTGAATACATTCCATGATCAAAATGTCTAACAAACAATTTCTTTCCAGTATTTAATTCTGAGAAATCTGTAATTTGTGTAGACCCCAAAGAAACAATATTATCCAAAGCTGAAGTATCGTAATAACTTACAGCGGCTCCAACAGGGAATGATGAATTGAATTGTCCCTGAACATTAGAAACATATAGTCTATTTGCACTACCAATTCCAGTTATTGAAATTTGTGCATTCTTTCCTGTTCCTGGAGTTGAGGTAGTAGTGAGTGCTGTTCCAACAATAGTTACAAGATCACCTTCCGCATATCCAAATCCCGGAGAAGTTTCTGCAATACTTACATTTGTAATTGTTCCTAAACCAGAAGTTGAAACTTGAAGTACAAGACCCGTACCAAGTCCTACAAGATTTGTAGGAGCAATATTAAAGTTTGTAATACTTGGTATGTAATTTTGTCCTCCACTAACAGTATTAATTCCTGTTGCAGTTCCACCAACACCTGTAATAATTGCAGAACCACCATAGTCACCATATCCTGCAAGTCTTCTACCAACCGTGAGAATTCCTGCAGTTCCTTCATCAGAAATAGTTTGTATTCCAATCCAACCACTTCTTGGTGTGGCGCTAATTGGATTTATTGGCAGATTCTGGTTATAACCATTACTTTCATTTAATGGTGGATTGTAGAAATATGCAGTACCAGTAGTTTCAGTAAACTCTGCTTTATATAATTTAAACTTCAAATCTTGGAACTGATTTGTTGTCCAGATAGATCCATTTTGAGATTTGAATAGAGATCCAAGAGCAAATTGTTGTGTATAGATAACTGCATCTACATCAGGAAGAGTTGTTGTATTAACAGTCTTTTCCCCCATAACTGCAGTCCAAACTTCATATGCATCACTATTTTCCGAAATCAGAACAATTGCATATTCTCTACCTGGTGCCAAGAAAATTGGTTCTGGGAATTTAACATTGGTAGGAATATCTCCCGTTGGAGATGTTTTGATTATTTGTACCTCATTACCATTTTCATCAATTTCTATAGGTCTAATAGTAACAGATGGTCCTATTACCTGTAAAGTTGGTGTTCCCAACTCCATGGTTCTTACTTCAACCTTTACTGGTGCATTTCCTTCATCAATATTCGCAAAGAAAAGATCTACAGAAGTTAAGAATACACCATTAGCATCTTCTTCGGTATCAATATTAGATTTTACCTGAACATTTCCACCAACAGTAAAGCTTTGTGCTAAAGGATCAAAGAATTGTGTAAAGTTGTTTGTTCTAGTTCTGGTAGTTGTTCTAGTTACGGTAGTAATTCTACGTCTAACTGTAGTTACTGTAACTACTCTCTGCCAAACTTCTAAGGTTCCTGTTGAATTGTATGATGCTTCTCCGAAAGAAATTGCAGTACTTCCCGGAAGAACCTCAGCATTTGATTTACTTGAAGATAATCTATAAGTTTTATTACCTGTTCTAATTCTAACTGATGGGAATGGTTCTCTATTTGGATCTTTAAGGAAAAATGCTCCTATTAAATCTCCATAATTATCACTTACAAGACGAACATCTTTTACATATGCTTCAGCACCGCTAGTTTGTCCCTTCAGTTTCATTCCCGCAACAGCATAACCATAGTAGTCACCTTGAGCTTGCTGAGACATTGAGAATGTATCAACATTCAAAATTTTGGAACTTGAGGAATAGAAATTATCAGTAAATTGTCCAGATTGATATGGATTTGCATTAAAGAATGTTTCTGGAGCAGCAAAAGGACCAGACTTATGTCTTGGATGTGCTAATCTAAATTTAGTAACTTCTCTACCATCAATTGTTCCAATAACAGTTTCTCCAATACTAAATCCAGCACTTGCTCCAGAAAGTTTAAGTCCTGAGTCGGAAGAAATTTCCAACATTTTTGGCATGAAATCAACGCCACTTGTACTATCTAAGAATTGATAATATCTTGTTCTTGGTTTTAAATTGGTTGCATTAACATTTACATTACGAGATCTCATAAAGACCTCGGCACTCCTAGATCGTAAAACATTTGATACCGATGTACTAGTAGAAGTAACTACCCTTGTAGAACTACGTGTGGTGGTTCTACTACTAACAGAAGATCCTGTAGCAACTGTTTGTCCTCTTCTGCCCCAGTTTGCAACTCTTCTGACATTTGTGGCAGTTCTATTTTGAGTTCTATTTTGCGTATTAGTGGATGATGTATTAACTGTATTTGCCTGATTCAGTGTTGCCATCCAGGTTTGTCTTACCCAAGTATCAACATTTGGTGTCAGTTCAATTGTACCGACATATAATACAACATTAAATGGGTTGATATTTTCAACTTGAGTTGCTAATGGTTGCTCTAACCAATCAACTTCTTTATATGCTAAGGTAAGAGAATTTCCTGTTTTTTGAATTGCTGGATCTAATAATTGGAAATTTGAAGAAAGATCCAAGTTTTGTGGAGTTACATTTGTTGAAGATGCTACTAAAGATTCTAAAGTATTCCTAGTAACTATAGGTGAAAGTTCTTCAACAGATCCATCAACGGTAACTGAACTTAAGTTAATATCAATTCTATCAAGATTTCTGAAATTATCTACAAAGAATCCAGATTTAAATCTATCTCTACCTTCACTATCAGTAACTTGAATTGTCTTAGTATCCAATTCTAACAAAGAAAGAGATGTTGTTTCTTCTAGATTTTCAATCCTTCCTTCAAGTTCTCCAATATCTCTCATAGTATATCTTCTATTATCAACATATGTAATAGAAGCATCACTAGTATTATACAAATACGCTGGTAACTCTAAAGTTGCCAACTCCATAAATTCTCCCAATTTTTGGGGTGGTTGTGGATTTATTTCAGATTTGCCTTTATCAACTACAAAGTTTCCTAGAGTGTCAACATAAATTCTATCAATTCTTGGGAGATAGTAATCATACGACAACGTGGAAACTTCATTAGGTGCTAAAATTGAAGTTAATGTGGTATTAAATGCAGATGTCCTTGCGGTAAAATCAAATGGAGACTTGTCTGCAGTCGATACATCAAATGTGGATACTCTTGGTCTGAAATCTAATGTATCAGATGCTCTTATGTTATAAATTCCAATATCTGGAACATCTTCAGAGAATCTATCATCATCATAACTTGCTACGGTAAATAAATCTCCGGAAGATTGGGAATCGACTTCATATTTGTCAATAACAACTAATAATTTTCTCGTTGGTTCTGAACTTCCTGCCTTTCTAACCAATTTTGAATAATCATAATATTGATCTCTTTGACCTTTATCTAAAATAAAAGAACTTGTGATATTTTTATATGAACCATTTGTAACATTTTCTAATGTAGTGATTATATTCGACTCTTCAAAAGTTACATTTTCACCGATAGAAAATCTTTCTGTGGTAAGATAAACAATATCTAAAGTATTTCCAACACCATTATCTCTCACTACAAGTCTTGCTACAGCACCATTAGATCCAAAAATATTTTCTCCAACTACAGCATTCGAATCTACATTACTTGTAGAAGTACACTCAATTCTATCAAATGACGGAGAATTCTTATTTAAAGATTCATAAACCGCCAAAACTTTAGATACGTCTGGAGCATTTAAAGAAATTTGATCATCCTGAACCCTTAATCCATACCACTTATTATAAGTAAGTCCATCATTAGTAGATTCGGAGGGATCTGATCCAGATTGCTGATATTTGGAATAATTAATATTAACAATAGAAGATCTAACAAAATTCTTTGTTTTTGATACTATTTTATTTTTTTCTATAGTAAGATTAAGAATAGTGTCACCATTAGATATTGAAGGATCTAATTTTCTAATTTGAATATCTGATTGATTTACTGAAAATGCATCATCGGATAAAGATGCTATAGTGCCATCATTATAGAATACTGCATAATTTTCTTGATCAAATCCAACAAAAGATGAATTTGTTGGATTTAAATTTAAATCAGTATTACTTCCAGATAAATTTGTATTACTGACAGAAAGAACGTTTGTAGCATCATCGACATTTAAATTATCAATTTGACCTACAATTCTGAGTTTTGAGTTTAAGAAATCAACTTCAGATACATTTTCATCAAATAATGGAATATATAAAACTCCACTTCCTCTTGTATCAAGTTTTGCAATTGATATTGGAGTAGTGATATTATTCGCATCAAGTCCACCATCAAATACATTAGATACAGTAGAAATTCCAGTAATTGTGAATGAAGTTAATGTAGCATCAACATCTGTTACCACACTAAATGTTTCTGACGAAATTCCAGATCTTTGATATCTGATAACATCATCTATTTTAATATCATTAAAAGGTCTTCCTCCAGCAGTAACTGTAGAAGATCCTGCAGTTGGTGCAGATATATTAACTTGTGCAATTCCACCTTGAAGAATCTCTCTATCTAAAATAAAATCTGCTGTGAAATTTGATCCACTATTAGCAAATCCTTGAGTTGAGTTATCTTGTTTAATTGACTTTATATCTTGAATACCATAAACCCAAGTCTGAACTACTGTTTTTGATATATCAATTCCATTTTGGATAAGTGGTTCTCCAACAACAAAAGTTCCTGATGTTTGTCTCAGTCTAAATCTATTATCTGTACTATCTGCAACTACAAATCCACTAGCTCCGCTATATTTTCCTCTTATATGATCCCCAGCACTTAAGTTATAATCACTATTAATTTCTAATATTGTATATGTTTGAATATCAAATAGTCTCAAATCCCAAGATGTAGACTCATTTGTATATGGAGCATCTGTTAAGTTAAATGAATATACTCTTGCAGTTCCTACTCCATAATCTCCAGAACCATCTTCTTGTGTTGGACCAGATTGTCCAACTCCAGCATATAATGTAACTGTTTTTCTTAGTTGGGGTGTAGAAGTTGCATTATTAACTCTGAATAAACTTCCAACTTCTAACGATACTGAAGATGTATTAGTTTCAGTATCTCTTGGTTTTTCAACATCTATAACTTCATTAATAACCTCAATATCATATCCTCTTGCATATACTTTACCATTTTCAATCTTTAAACATGCCAATTCTTCGGAGGGAGTATTTCCTTGTTTTGTAGTTTCTCCTCCAAAGAAAGCACCATTATTACCCAATCTATCATTTAAAGATTCTTGAAGGGTAATTTCAAAAGGATCTACGGCATAACTCCCAGACTCTTCAAAAGTTCTTTGTGCCAGATAGTCTCTTATATTACTATATTGAGTTTTATTAGTTACTTTTTGAATCTTACCTTCTTTTACTCTAAGAAGTTCAACAAAGTTTGTATCTTTATTGTCAGTTAATGGTTTCTTTGATAATGTTAAAGATATCTTTAACCTATCTGCACCTGGAGATGCATAGTTGGTAAATCCTTTTGCATTATCATATAATGTATCATCATCTTTAGATGAGATTAAGGATTCTGTTATTGTTAATCCTATTCTATATGAAGGTGTATTATTATAATAATCTAAAATTATAGTTTGTCTAGAGACCTCAACAAAATAACCTCTAATAAAATAAACACCAGCATCGATTGATGCACTGGATCCAATAGAAGTTGAATCTACATCTATGAGTGTAGCAAAAGTAGATCCTGAATTAATTGTTGTATTACCATATACAATATTTTCTGTGCATGATAAGGTTTCCCCATCATTAAATGGATTGAAAATGAATGTATTATCGGAGGAAATATATTTTACATATAATGTTATGTTGTCTACTTCAGAACTCTCACTTGGGAAAACTACATTTACAACTTTTGCTGTAGTACCAGAAGTTTGTCCCGTTATTGTTTTTCCAACTAATTTATCAATATAAAAACTTAAATCTACACCGAATTGAGTAGTATTCAGTTTTACTGAGTAATATTGATCGTCAAAAGTGGTGTTCCCAGGAACCACCATCGATCCTTCTTTAAAAATATGACTTGCAAAGTCTTCTACTTGATTTTGTAAAATGGATTGTAGAGAAGTTAACTCTCTACTCTGAACTGGAAAACCGGGTTTAAATAAAACCTTTAAGAAATTTTTTGATGAATCAAAATCATCATAGTATGGACTTACATTTAGATTTGTTTTTTGAGCCATTTCTTAGAATTCCAGAATAATTTTAACGTCCTCTTTTTGTCTAATGCTTCTTGACACAATAGACCTGTTATCGATGTAGATAATATCTCCAGTACTTTTATTTATCTCAGGTTGAGCAAGTCCTGCAGTAAAAGTTACTCCCAAACCAACAATACCAGTAGCGTTGTCTAAGTTAAGAGTACTACCATTAAAATTCTGATCAACTGACCCTTCAAATCCAGAACTAGAGTTAATAGAGTTTCCAGATGATTCAAAACTTAGTACTTGACCTCTCTGTGATATTGTACTATCATCCATAGTATTGATAAAATCTGTCAAATATAGAGATCTATCTTGATAGTATTTTAATACATTAGTTTCTTGATCATATGCTGCAATAATTCCTTGTGCAATAGAATTATCCGCTTTGGTTTGTACTATTCTTTCTCCAATAGTTGGTAAAGTTTCTGGAACTGTATCCAATTTAATAGAATTTAATCCACTAAATGTATTTCCTGCGAGTGTGAATCCGGAACTATGTTGCTCTGGATTTTTAATAATTCCAACCTGAGCAAATCTGGTATTTGCAGAAAATTCTTTAGTAGAAGTATCAAATCTAGTATAAATCAATACTTTGTCTGCACCAAGTTCTGTGTATATATCATACCCATGACCTCTTGATGGTGGTATAATAGGAATTAATTTTGCCCTTTTATTTACATCAATACCCGATGGAGATTTTAAATCTACAATTCCGAAAGTATATCCACTTCCGCCATTAATGACTCTAGTCCTAACAATTTCTCCGGAAGTGTTTGCGGTAATTTGAACTTCTGCACCTGTACCATCACCTAAAATTGGATATGTTCCACTTTCATAAAATTCACTGCCACTATTTTCAATATATACAACTTTAATCTGATTATTACTTGCAGATGAATTTCCAGACTCTCTAACAGATTTTATTTCAAAATCAGTACTGGTATCCCAATTATTTGGAAGAATAATATACTCTGTAGAGTCAAATTTTATAATGTCTGAAGGAGCGATAGTGAATAGATATTTCCAAATATATCCATCATTACTATCTCCAGCTGCAGATGGTTCTAAATCAGTAAAAGTTGGTTCATCTTGAGATGGTTCGCCGGTTGTGTTATTGCCACTAGATCCATTATACAAGCAGATATAAACTCTATAATCTTTATTTACAACATAAAAATTTGAATCATACAATCTTGCAGTGCTAGAATTTGGAGTCTTATTGTAAATATCATAATCATGCCTATACATATCATATTTTGTATTTGCAGTCCACTCAACTTTTTTTACAACTCTCCTTACATTTGACTGTGTTACCTTCTTTCCAAATAAAATTGTATCCCTATAGTGAGAGAGATATGATTGATTATCTATAGGTGGTGGTGGTATTGAACCTCCAGCAGTATCTGGGTTCCAGGTAGTCGTCCTACCGAAACCTACAGTATCTCCATCAACATCATAAGGATTTGCAAGTCCTAGAAAAACATAATAAGAGTTATTATCTATAGAATCTATGAATGTTGTGGCATTCTGAACTCTAAATTGATCTGTTACTATGGCTGCCATATTACATCAGTTTTTTAGGTATTTATGGAAGTTTGTATACTCTTTTTTGAGTATTATATTAATTAGAAGTTAGAGCAACTCCTGGTCCAGCAAATAATGCACCAGTGTCTCTAAGACCACCAGACTTTCTTTGAACTGACGGATATTCCGTCAATCCAATTCCAGCAGTGTTGCCACTTACTGTGTATGATGTAGTAACACCAGAATTAAGTGATATCTTACCCCAAGAGAAAGTTCCGTTTTCGAGCGTTCCTGACTGATCAACATGTAAAGGTAGTTTTGCCGATATGACGGGTTGCCCACCTTCTATGAATGCATATGATGTAATAATTCCAGTTCGCGCATCTACGTCAATAGATTCGACTTTGTAAATTCCATCAATATTATTTGCCGGGAAGGAAAGTGCTGGTAAACTTGACCTCTTATAGTCAGATGCTGTATATGAAGATTGAGTTTCACCATATTCATCAGTAATGACAGTTTCAGTAGTCATCTTACTCGTTACACCTCTTTCTGTACCAGGATCATAAACTTCTAAAGTTGCATATTGATAGTTTTTACTATTATATTCTGTATCAAGTTGAGTATGAGATATAGAAACATAATCACCTTGAGAAAGTTGTCCGTTTGCTATATTTGAATTGTTAAAATCGGATCCATTAATAGCATTTTTCTGTTGATCCAAGTAATCCTCTTGAAGTTTAAACTCTATGGCACGAACTCTTGGATTGGTTCCGCCACTATGAGATGTGGAATCATCCAAAGTGTCTTCTATGTAGAATCGTATTGTACTTGGATTTGAAATTTTTGAATCACTAAGTTCTACAAATTCACCTGCATTATATCCCGTACCAGGATTAATCATTTCTATTTCTGTCAAGGAACCATCAAATGTTTTAAATCTAAATTGCGCTTTTACGGTACCGGAACTACCAGCATCTGTAACATTAAAAGAGTCACTTCCAGATGTATTCACGTTAGTAACAGTAATATCACTAAAATGACTCTGAGGATGATTATCATTAAATCTAACTATTCTTCCGGTGGTATCTGAAGTGTCTGATGCATTAATTGCAGTTACAATACCACTAAATCCATGTATTACAGTTGTTGTGGGCGTAATTTCATGAACATTTGGTGGTAATGGAATTGATACTTGTGGTGTATTTTGATAACCAGAATAACCAGATCCCGCAACAACATTAGTATTAGTAATACGACCAATAGAATCTGTGGTTATGCTAATAACAGCAGTATTACTGGATGATTGTGGTGGAAGAGAACGATATTTTTCACTCTCACTAATAGGTTGTCCCTCTTGACCAGGGACTGTTCCTGGCCAACCAGTTCTAGATGTTGTAAATGGTTCTGGAACCAAAGCACTAAATGTAGTTGATGGTGGATATCCACGAGTATCAGTTTGATTTAATATAGTTAAGTTCAAACCATCATTATTATTAACTCTCGTCACAGAAATTTCTGCAGGAACAAATTCATTTGCATCATCAACGACAAGGAGAGATACATCATCAAGAGTTGAAGCACTCTTATTATCTATTTCAAATTTGAACATATCAGTATTTTCAACATAAAGTACAGTATCAGTTGCTTTTACATCTCTGATAATGTTGGTAGTAGGATAAACTTGTGACAGTAAGGATCTCCTAGTCTTATAAACATAATCTCCACCTAAAATCAAATCTCTCTTCTGCTTCGTCCAAGAGATGGGTCTGAAAGTAGAATCTGAAGGATACAAACCAACACCAGCATATGGTGATGTTTCCAATACATCAGATTCCTTATAATCAAAGATTCTTCTCTGATTTTGTCCCTTATAATCAAAGTAATCATTTATTTGAACATAATCACCTCTTTCTACTGTTGGAACAACTGATCCAATTTGTTCATCATCAACACCTTGTGTACCTCTATAGAAGAATACTGCTATTTGATCATCAATTTTTGCTGGCTCCGAAAGTGTAAATGATGCTCCTCCGGAGAAGAAATAGTTTTCTCCTGGATTTTGTAATACTCCATTTATAAAGATAATTAAAGCATTTTCAACATTCATTCTAGATTCTTCTGCAACCTGAACGCTAAACAGTTCGCCTTCATAGAATAGTGGGAATCTTGTGCGGGATCCATCTTGATATGGTTTAATAGAATCAATAAAATCGAGATTACCAAATTGCCATGCGGAGAATGTATCATCAAAGGTTTCTACAACCTCAAATTCTATTTGTTCAATAGGTGAAGATAATCCAGCAGCAGTAACTAGTCCGACAGGAGTAAATTTGTCTCCTTTACGGAAAGCATATCCTGGTCTGGAAATATTAAATCCTTTAACTTCTCCCGTTGTAGAACCAATTCCAACTGTAGAAGCTGCTCCAACTTCAATATCCATTAAGAGTCCAACACCAGTATCGGTAGTTTCACCATATCCAATTCTAGAAATTCCACGAACTTCAAGATTTGAATATGAAGGTTCGGAAACAGATGCCTGTGGATAATCTGCATGTCCACTTCCTGGAGTATCAATATTAAATATTGCAGTTCCACCCGCACCTACTGTTGCAGTAATAACTGCTGTTTGACCAACACCTGGAATCGCAAGACAATCCTCAACAATAGTAACTGTTGGATTGTTAAAATAACCAGATCCTCCAAGAGGTCTTCTATAACCAAAGTTAATAGTTATTGTTCCTGAGACAGTTAAATTATTGTCGAGAACCACATTATTAATACCTACTGATTGAACTTTTTGTCCATATGCAATATTATCACTATTTTGTACTTCCATTCCAACAGCAATTCCAGAAGTATTAATTCCCGTAATTGTATTATTGGCATTAGTTAACGTACCTTCTGCTGATACTGCGGAAATAAATTTTCCAACAACTAGATCAATACTAGAGTTGTTTGTGCCTGATAGCCATGTAGCAGGAACATGATGATCGGTAATTAAATCGATCTGTGCGCCTTGAAGTGGTGCATATCCAAGACCGCCTGATGATCCAAGAGAGACAATAATACCACCTCTAGGAATTTGGTTTGAATTTACATCAGTCTTGGAGAATCCAACCTGCCCACCAGCATCTTTATATCCAGTAAATTTGACGCTAGAAATACCTGCAACTTGATCTTCAATAATTTCAAAATTATTATCTGGATTGTTTGGTGCAGAAGGTGTTTGATATATTCCATTAATAAGTACAATTCCACTTCCGCCAGTAGTACCAATTCCAATTTCACTAGTTCCTTCTATTGATAATGTAAACGTTCTTCCAATTCCATTAAATTCGTTAGAGACATTATCATAAATTTTATTATCACTATAATTTTTCCTTAAAAATGCTCTACCACTAAAATCTGAGGTTTGGAATACTAGATTATTTTCTTGTCTGGAGATAGCGGCATTTCCTTTTGGTGCATCAATAAAGTGAACTTCATCGCCAACAATATTATATGACCCTTTATATACACCAACATTTGTGGAGTCTGTATGGGATGTTGAGATTGTTCCTAAAACACCTCTTTCAACGACAACAATTTCTGTTGTACCAAATCCAGTAACTGGTCCCAGACTAGTAGTACCTAAACCAACAGAACGAACTCTCATAAATTCGTTATCAATTTTTAAAATATCAGAAACATTAACAGTCTGAATACCACTTAAAGCAAATGTTGTTGCTTCTGTACTAATCAAACCACCAACATTGTCTTGCAATTGCCAATTAATATTAGTAAATGCAACCGGACTCTGAATCATTCCATCAAGACTAATGACTGCCTTAGATAAAGATTTCTTCATAGCAAGTTGGTGAATATTTCCTTCACCAGTAGAACTAAATCCGGTTATAACTGGTCCATTTATTGATGCCTTTAATCTAAATGTATCAAATTCAAAATCTTCAACCACAGCAAAAACTGTTTCTGGTAGATCACCTCCACCACCAGCAATTTCTAATGCAGTAGATCCAACACCAATAAATGAAGATCTTGGTGTGTATATCAATTCTTCATCATTACTGAAATAATGATTTGGTATAGTAAAGACTCCAGTATCTACATCAAGTATTGATGAATCTTTTGGATCAAAAGTTTTTGCAAAAATTGGATTTTTTTCGCTACGTAATACAAAATTTGTTTTGTTAATTCTCTCACCTTCGAGTGCAAAATATGCAAATGTCTTAACACTTTCAATTAGAGATCCATATTGCAGATCTGGTGCAATATTAAGATTATCCACATCAGTATAGAAGCATTCAGAAAGTGCTCTAATGTTTATGGTTCCAGAATTAGTAAATGGATAGAATTTGATTATAAAGTTGTCAGATCCATCAAACTCTGCACCAAAAGTTCCTATTCCAATAGAAGTTCCTATTCCAGAAGAATCTTCAGTTGCATAAAGTGCGGGACCTTCTTGAACATAAGTGTTAATAGTATCATGAACAAAAGATACCTCATGAACAACAGAACCATTAAACTCTTCACTAGATCCTGTAACTTGAATTTCAATTATGGATGAAACCGCATCAAATATATTTTTATTTAAAGTAACAATATCAATTTCAGATGCATTTCCACCGCCCGTTACAAAATCCGACTGATAGATTACAGATCTTTCATTTCCTGCTGGTTGATTTGGTAAACTGAACCGATATACATCTTCTACAGTACTACTATTATCAAAAGCAACTGATCTTGATCTAAGAATAACTGTTTCAATATCTTCAGTATTTGTATAGTTAATTTTCAATCTTCCAGATTCTACTATTGAAGTAAATATTCCTATGGGTTCTTGAGATCTGTTTAAAGTTGAACTGTCATAGAAATAACTTGCAATATTGCTGTCTGATCCATCAGAAGTTACATACAATCTAACAAAGTTTTGTTTGTTAGTTGTAAGTGTATTGAGATGTATATCAGTAACTACAGACTTATGCTCACTTATATCCAAATCAATAAAAGTTCGCGTTCCAACACCAGTAGTGATTCCGGTTACGGAACTAATTAAATCAATACATCCAATATTAGTAGTAGCAATACCAACAGTACTGTCTCCAAACCTCTTTTCCAAATATTTTACATCATACTCTACATTAAATGGATCTTTGGGAATAAATCTTAAATATGTTTCTTCAAATTCTGTTGTAACTAACTCAAAATTCCCATAAAGTTCTCCTTTAATATGTGAAGTTCCAATACCAACATTTGCTAAGGATTCATGCTCTTGAATAAATGATTGTCCGACAGGATCGCTTATAATTGATAGTTTAGTCAGTTGAACTTGAGTATTGTCTCCGTTTGTTAATTTAAAAGTATAATTTCTATAATCTCTTTTTTGTTCTATTTCGAAAATGTCTCTATATGGAAGAGGTTCGGATTCAAATTGAGAAAATTCTGGAGAGATATCATCAATTTTTAGAACAACATTAGTTTTTGCTTTTGTATATGGTATAAAAACAGAATTTTCAAATTCTAAGAATTTTGATTTATCGCTGACAACATCAATATCTCTACTACTATCAAAATTATTAATCTTATCGACTCTTTCATTACTAATAAGATCTATGAATATATCAACTCCTGTGTTAATTGTACTAACTCCTGATATAGAGTCTGTATTAGAAACTATTTCAGTATCAGAAAAATTCTTCATTCCTGATATGTGAACCAGACTATTAATAGGGGATTTTACTTCTTCCCACGTTAATGGACTTCTAATTGAATATGAAAGTGTTTGATAATAATCATTATCTGGAAGTACTTGATAATCCTCATTTAATCTACCGGTAGTCGATCTCCATCCAAAATTTTTCTTAAGTGAATAATCGACAATATATTTTGCATCAGTTTTTTCAATTGAGGCAATATTGGCAATATTGCCTGAAATTTTTCCAGTCAATTTATCATTAATTGATAAATCATATGTTCCTACAACTTTTAAATCAGTCTCATTTGTATGAGATTCGACTTTCAAATCAACTTCAACATTATTAACCAACAAATCTTCTCCAACAGTAAATACTGATGGTTGCGAAGTTACATTAAACTTGGGATAATTTTTTCTACTAACAATCGTCCCTGAGGAGTCCTGTATAGTTTTTGCTATTCCTGTATTGGAAGTATATTCAGAAACATCTATTGATACACGATCTTCACTTTGCGTATTATCATATCCCGATACTCTAAAGAATCTATATCCAAGATCAGATGAGTTAAAACCATCCCCGAATGAACTGAATTTTTGAATTCCCTCAATATATACTTCATCACCTATTTGGAGTTGTGATTCTGGGTCAAATCCAACTACTGGTGTGTTTAGGACACATATAAAAGTTCCTGTATTGTCCGATTCAACCTTTAAAATACTAATTCCATTTGAGTTATCTTCAACAAAAAGTTCATTATCTGCCGCAATTCCTTGAGGTGTGACATCAATATCAATCGAATTAATTGATTCTCCAGAAATATTTAATTTTAAAAGACCACCAGGAACTGCCTCTCTAGTATCAAAATCTACAAGAACTGGGGTTGGAGGTGTTACATAATTTTTTCCGCCATCTATTACATCAATACTTGCGAGAGTATTTGAATTTTTCAGTACAACTGATGGAGATACAAATGCTCTAGGAATAAGTGTCTTATCTGAAGAATATTCAAATCCATCATTAATAATTTCTACTTGATTAATTTTTCCAATAGTTTCAGAAACAGAAATTCCTTCAAACGCTCTACCAAGTTCAGTATCGATTGATGATATTGATGGCAATTTCTTATAGTTTTCTCCTCTAGTAACTACATCAATTTCTTTTACTGATCCATATGCAGTAGTCGATGAAGTATCATATTCCAATTTTCTACACTCAGTTTTTGTATAAGAATCTCTTTCAGATTCTTCTCTTAGAGTAATATTGAACGATACACCGGTAGTCGAACCAATACCAGATACTGTATGAGATCCAGTATATACACTATCGATATAAGAAATTTGGTTGTAATGATTTACAGTAGTATCTGAAGTATTGATTCCAGATCCTGAAGAACTTTCTATATTATAATATAATTTTTGTGGGAAATTATTAGAATAGTTGATGGTTAATTTTGCATCAGTACTAACACCAACAGTACCTATTCCAGATATATTAAATGTTGATGTTCCGCCAACAGATATGAATTCATTATTAAATTCTTTATCATAATAAATTTTAAATACGTTTCCTGAAAGAGACGTATCAGTAAGATCAAATACTAAATTATTTCCTTTAGTAACTTCAATTTGGGGATTCACTAATGTCCAAATATGACCAAAATTTGTCAGAATAGAAGTACCACTAACAACATTAGTTATTGATAAAGTAGTACTTCCAGTAACAGATGGTTTAAAGACATCATCATATGTTTCACTTACGGTGAAATCGGTTTCATTAATAACACGAACATAAAATGCAACATCTTGCATTTCTGGGTTCTTCTGAGTAGCAAGTAAATTCCAAGCACTGATATCAAATAATTCAGATCCATATTTAAGAATTTCTCCATTTGCATGGGAATATATTACTTTATCGCCATTTTTAAAATTATGTTTCTGTGGAGATGTAGTAAATACCCAAGGATCCGTTTGTAGGACACCACTTGAACCCGGAATATACTTTGCCTTAGAATCAACAGTGTTTATACCAATAGTAAGATCATTATTTCTTACAACACTTACTGAAGTTGTAGTTCCAATACCAACATTCAGATTAGGCTCTACTAAAAGTTTAACAATATCACCATTTGTAAGACCATGAGAAGTAGATACTGAGACAGTTGCAGTTATTTTATCAATATCTGCCTTTTCTTGTGTATATTGCGTTTCTAAAATATAATACTCATCGAGTGACCCTAAAGAATCAAAAAATACTAATGGTCCTTCTAGTGTTGTGGAAAGACCAATAGTATTCGGCGTTGCATTTTTAACATAAAACTCAGCACCAGTATTGAAGTTGATATTAGAATTGATACTGGGATCAAAAATAGTGATAACACTAGAAGAACCGATATCTGCAACTAACTTATCATTTACTTTAAACTTATGATTCTCCAAATAGAGACTTCCCATTGGAATTGATCTAGTAACAGTATTGTCACCAAAATCAAATGTTGTCGCATAGGAATCTCCCGCAGTTGTTCCCAATCCGACAGATTCCTGAGGAACAAAGTAATAAGATATATTTTTTCTTGAATCAAAAAATTCAAAATCTTCATCAATAGTAAAACTATAGTTTTTAGGTGTAATTAATGATCCTACAGAAAAATTAGTATTTCCAGTTACTCTACGTAACTTTACTTTGTTTATATTTGGATATGTATTTAAAACAGTAAAAGTATCAGACCCAATCGTTACATCATTCGCAATTTTGAGTTGATCTGTCAAATTAGATACAGATGCTAACGTAACAATTCCAACACTAGTATCAGTTATTTCATCTTCTAGACGAAGAACTACTGGGGAATCAACTGTCACTTTGTAATAAGATTCATCAAGTTTTAATATTGGTGGACTAGGAATTATTGAGGAAATTCCGGAAATAGAAACATAATCACCAGAATTAAGTGTATGTCCAATTCCAGTATGAATTCTAATTTTGTCGCCAGACTCCCAAGTAACAATAGACTGTGAATATGATAATATATTTTGTGTTATGTTTGTAATATTTTTTCCTTCAATAAGAGATACTTTTGCATCTATACCACCACCATTAGTTCCACTGTTATCAAATATAATCTTGTCATCTACTTGATAGTTCTGTCCAGAATTAATAATCGAAATACTATCAACAGATCCACTCTGTACAGATTCTATTTTAGTTCTTTGTTTGGATATTTCATTAGTTTCAATAACAAAATCATAGTCTGCATTTAGTTCTGATATTTTATATGGAAATGTATTTCTTAAAAGATCTGAAGAATTTAAATCAAAATCTTGATTTAACCTTCTATTTTCCTCTAATGTATTTGTTCTGTAACTATTGCCAATAAAATATGGGAATTTTGGTTTATTAGTATTTTCTTCTATAGTGGCATAGTATGCATAAATTCCATTTGGAAATTCATTAGTTCTAACAAATCTTCCATTATTTCTATCTAAATCACCATTTCCTGTAAATTTATAATCATCAACAAAGAATCCTAATGGGAAAGATGATGTTGATGGTCTGTTTGGAATATTATCTACAGTTAATTCATATCCAGATTCAATTCTCTTGGTGAATGATGCCACAACATTTGGATCTGATTGTCCAAATGATCCATAAATTGGATTGCCATCATATGCCCAACCAATTATTGGAGAATTGAGAGTTCCATAATCTTCAAATGATTCTCTCAATTTACTGTAATAACCAGATATTCCATAATCTAAGAAATCTTGATTATCAGAGACGCTAAAAACTTGATATTGATTTTTTTCAATCTTGTTTATATTATTAATACTAAGCGATCTTATAGTAGAATCAAATATTGATCCAGATCCGGAATTAGTAATTTCAATTCTACTATTATTTGAATAACCTCTTCCAGAATTTTGAATTATTACTTTTACAATTGAACCATTTTCTGTTACTGATTTTAATTTTGCACCCGATCCAGATCCAGTTGGATCAAACAAAGTTAAATCTGGTGGAGAGAAGTAGTCAAAACCACTAAATTGAATGTTGGTATCAATTAAAATGCCAGAAGCAATTACTGGTGCTATCTGTGCTTTTTGTCCTTCTTTTACTTTAATTTCTGGAGTTTTTTCAAAGTTAATAACTTCTGATCCATAGTTAGTTCCTGGTTCATATAGATAAGCATCGATGATATTTCCCTTTATAACTGGAGTTATACTTAAATTATAAGAAGTATTACCTACACTAACAAAATTAACTGATGCTGTAATATCGGGATATTTAAAATATTGATATCCAGATCCAGATGATATGAATTTAACATATTTTCTCTTCTCAAAATTATCAGTTATTGTTCCACCTATACCTGCATCGCAAATTCTAAATGAATTTTCATCCTCTTTTAATACATAATAATTTACACTTGTAGAGAGTCCAACTTGTGTAGAAATGCCAATGGATGTAGTATCGAATCTATATTCGATTAAATCGCCATTTTCAAAATTATGATTTTTGAAATTGATGGTATTATTTGACGTATTAATTCCAGATGGACTTACAATTAATTTTCTATTTGTAAAAGATCCTGATTCTAATATTCTAATTTCACTTAAAATATTTGCTGCTTCACCTACTACAAATTTTTGAATTCCACCGTAAACATCCGTCTTACCGAAAGAAACTGGATTAATTTGAGCAGCAAAATCAGAAAGACTTTCGTATAATTTTACTGTAGTATTATTATCTACCTTAACATAATATTCTCCTTCGTTAACTAAATTAGAATCATTTTGCCCGTTACCGGATTGATCAATTCCAACGTTAGTGTATTGAGTTTCATTCCTATAAATTATTTTTTGCCCATCAAAAAGATTATGATCTTTTATAAATGAAAGTTGTGGTGTAGTTGTGCTTATACCACCACCATCAGAAACTGGTCTTGCATCAAATAATAACTCTATACTTTTTTTAACCAATACTGGATCAAATTTTCCGCCAGTACCATTTCCTCCAGAAACATTAATTGATACTATTTCTTTAATATCAAAATTTGATGTTTCTGAATCAATAATAATATCTGTTATATTACCTGAGACAACGGGTTGTACTTTAGCATCAGTTCCACCGTTTGAACTAGGAACGGTCAGTTGTGGTAAATTTATGACATCATAATTGCTTCCACCATTTAAAACAGAAATTGAAGTTAGTGGTCCAAAATAAACTTTTTCTTCTGTTTTGTAGTTATTAATTTCAACTCCATTTATTAACATCCCCGTTGGTCCAGGAGATGTTTCCTCACTTTGACCCGATTTTAAATTTGGATTTAAGTTGAATTTCTTAAATAATTTTTTAGGTCTGATTAAATTTGATTTATGATCATATAATGTGAAATTATGAGTTCCTATCCCACTATTAGGTGCTCTAAATTTAACACTAGGTAAATTTGATGCAATATGAGATCTGGATGTATATAATTTTATTTTTTTATTTCCAGGTAGAACACTAACATAATATGAACCAGTAGTTATTCCAACCAAAGTTTCTGATCCTTCGGATGGTTCATAATGAACTCTATCTCCACTTATAAACTTAATCTCTTCTCCAAAGTTAATAGTAGTAAATTCTTGAATTCCACTGGATGCTTCAGTTTCTACATCAACATCTTGAAGAGGAGAAACTGTATTTGGTGTAATTTCATATCTATAAATTTCTTGATCTATATCAATAACTCTAGGAGGCTTTGATCCATTTTCAAACTCATATATCTCAGATTGACTGAATTCTGAAGATGGCAATCCATTTGATGCAACATATGCATAATCATCTTCTCCCTTTTCAATATACAGATTTTGAATATCTGAGATTATTTGACCATTTCCGTATTGAATTGGTACACTTTTACTAAATGCTTTATTAACTCTTCTTCTAATAGAATACAAAGCCCCTGGTGTGGGAGAAAAGTCAAAATTTTCTAATTGTAATCTTCTATACAATCCATCGTCATCTGAAGGTATACTTACAATAAATGGAATATCAGACTCGCTATTTGGATCCGGATATACTACCTGATTTGTTTCTTTATTAATAATTTCAATTCTATCTCCAATTTTAAAATGAGATTTATCAATATTAGTTTTCAATCTTAAAGTATCTGAAAATGATTCTATATCAACACTTACAGAAGTATTATAAATCCAAGAATTTGCAAAGATTTGTTTATAAGTTTTCTCTACAGGATTTTTAATTAAATCTCCAAGATATTTGATACCAATAATTTGATTTTCTGAAACAGAAACTTTATTATTATCAATTGCAAAAATATCAGAAATAACTCCAGTTATTCTGAAAGTACATTTTTTGGTTGGATCATTTATATCACCATCTTCAAAACCATAATACGTCTTATCAGAATAGATATTATCAGTTTTATTAATTGCAACTCCTATTCCAGTACACCCTAAAAACTGATTAAAAGACTTGTCTTTATATGTTATTATATTATCCCCAGAATAGATTACTCCTGAAGGATCAAAACCTGCTGTAGAATCCACAGAAATTACTGAAGAACCTATCGGAACTACATCTAGAGATTTTGTTGTAGGAGTAATTTCAAAAGTGCCTTCAATTGCAGACTTATCATCATAACCAACATAAAGATTTAATTTATGATAAAGAACTCCCTTTCTGGTAAATGGTTCAATCTCAGAAATAACCGCTCTAGTTTGACTATCAGTATTTTTTATTATAGTCTGTCCAGACAATTTTGATAAATTGCCAGAAATTCCCTGTACAATTACGACTTCTCTTCTTACAAAATTAGCATCAGAAGATTTTACAAGATACTCCTCAAGATTAATAGATTTTCCGGATTTTCCAAATAAAACTTTCAATAAAACTTCTATAGAATCATCAGTTCCCTTAGAAGTGTAAAAAGAATTTATTTCTTTTATAAAGTTACTAACATCCAACTCTTCAGCAAAAGATCTTCCTTCAAATCCAGGAGCAAAGGAATATTTTGTCTTCTCAAAAAATTCTTTTAAAAACAAAGAACTTAAATTTTCTACTTTATCTCCACTTGAGTGGGAAGATGCAGATGAAGTTTCAAATATAAGTTCTTCTTGATTAAGTTCTTGGTGATAATTTGTAATGCCACTAAAACCACGAACGCATCCAGTAAAAGAATTTGTAGTTATTCCAGTATAAGTTATTATTTCATTACCTATCTTTAATAAACCATATTCAGTTGGAAACCCTTTTGTACTAGTAACATTAATTGTTTCGGCACCATCTGTAGTAATGCCGACTGTAGTAGAACTATCTACTATAACTTCTGGCTTCAAATTATCTATTTTAAGATATTCATCCAGATTTTCTGTTAAATCAACTGGACCACTTTGATATTCTTGAGAAATATAATATTGCTTTAAAAAATCCACAAATTTTGGATTTTCATCCAAAATAAAAGAAGGTACCTGATTACTGATAATATCTTGAATCTGTACTTTGGATTCAATACTGGTCTTTATCATATTACTCTCTAATTAGTGTTCCGTTTGAATAACTCGAAGTGTAAGAATTTCTGATAAATGTTGATCCAGAAATTTCTTCGCCAGAAGATATAACATCCTTTACCATATTTATTTTACTTTTTGAGAGATCAAAATTGATGTACAAATCCCTCAATCCAACAATATCATTCGATTCTGGAATTGCCTCAATCTCTATAATATTATTTTCTTTTACGGTAGATGTAATATTTACAGTTGTAAGGTTAATTTCTCCCTTTTCATAATCAATTGTTCCTGCAGATTTTGCAACTACCCTCACCTCTCCCGTGGACAATATTTTAATGATAGACAATATTCCACTTCTCTTATCAGAATTGGGTACATCTGTGAGATAAACTGTAGATGTTTCTCCAGAAATATTAAATCCGGAAGATTTGATATTATATCCTTCCGGTTTCACATGAAATTTATTCCCAAAACACAATTCATATTGTGCTGATTGATTTAAGAAAGCAATAAGATTCCTTCTTATCTTTACCTTAGTTATATTTGATGTTATAGCATTACTAGTATTATCAATAATACCTAACACTTTACTATACTTGAATCTCCCGCCAAATTTATTCAAATCCAAACTATTTGCATAGTTTGTCAGTGTGGATAGTATTTTTGTTTTAAGAGAACTTGCCGTAGTTGTTTTTGTATCGTCATAATATACTGCCGAATCGGTCTCAACAAAAAGAACTTTAAGGTCAACTATTTTTTGATTGATACCTGAAATAGAATATTTTTTTAGATCCGTCAATATTCTTGTCTTATCAAAATCAGAAACAAAGAAACCATTTTTTGGTTTTATTGAGATCTGAACATTGCCATATTGTGGTGGATCCATTTCTTCTCCACCAACAACAGAAACAGATTCTGTATTTGGATATATTTTTTTAATTAGATTTTCATAATCATTAGAAGTTACTGCTCTATTTTGAGAAGAATATAATCTTGGAGCATAATTTTTAATCGATTCTATTGTTTCAATATCTCCGCCATTACTAGATGGTAATCCCTCCAATCCTGAGACACTACTAATTGATACAATAATATCTTCATTTGCTTGCGTAGATGGGGCTTTGATAGTTCCTGCAAAAGAAAAGTCTCTAGCACCGTTACCATCCTTACCATCTGTTACAATATAGTTTGCAGTTATTACTGCATTATTACCAACTTTCTTACCTATCAATCCATCTCCAAATAATACCTCATATTTTTCATCTTGAACTTCTTGTAGTAAGTAAATGGTAGAGTTTGCACTTGTACTAACAATATTGTCAATTGGGAAATGTTCTGTTCCTAAAGATCCTTCTACAAAACCATCTCCAACTTCATTTACATATACTTTAAGTAGAGAAGTATCAATAGAAGAATTACTTAAAATAAATCTCTGTCTAATTGAAGTATCTACCTTGAATCTCTGAGTTAAATACAATCCTTGATATATTTTTAAGTTCTCAAAGGTTGCTGATCTGCCGCCGCCTGAAATGGGGCTAGTATGTACTGTAACGTCTTCTGGGATTGAGAATACGTATGAGGTATCATTCCTATTACCAACACAAACAAGACCCCTCTGGAGGGTCATAGACCCCGCTGTGGAATCTTTTGATTCTACGGTAAATGTTACTGTAGTACTAGATGCTGTTCTAGATCTAGGAACGTATCCAATATTTCTTGCTAACGATACTACATTTTCTCGAAGAGTTGCTGAATCTAAAAAAGATTCATTTACTATCATGTTCGAGTTAAATGCATTAATATAAGTATTATATGCTAACGTATCTATTAAGACAGAAAAATTAGACCCTTCAAAATCAAAATCTGAAAACTCAGAATTTGATCTCAAATAGTCTTTTATAGATGTCTTTATCTGGTCGAAATCCAGATTCGTGAATTTTGTAAAAGGCATATTATCTTGTTGCCTCTAATAGGAATGAATATTCTTGTGTCGGAAACTCTTGACCAACGATATCAAAGATAACAGTAACATCAAATGAATTTTGATCTGGATATGGTCTAACTTCTACTTGAAGATTATCGACTCTTGGTTCAAAATTATTAATAGATGTTCTTATTTGATCATTTATTACTGATGCTGTACCATAATCGACGAAATCAAACAGACTTCCTCCAACATCAGAACCAAAAGAAGAGTTAAAAAACCTTTCAGTAGGTATTGTCATGACAATATTTCGCACAGACCTGCGAATCGCTGCTTCATTCTTAAGAACTTGCAGGTCTTTTGTTATAGGATGTGGTTCAAATGATAAACTAATATCCTTAAAGGACCTAGATATCCTTCGAATTGCCATTTTAACTAGAGTTTTCTGAATTTATTTATACCCAATTCCAGAATCAACCATAGATTGGTTCTGTCCCATACTCCCAATCATCATAATCCTCATCATTGCGAATTTTTTCGTGCAATTCTGACTGTTTTTTGAAGTCATGACGAGGTGCAGTATCGTGCATTACCTCACTAATCACTTTTTTATTCGATTTTTCGAGTTTTGCGTTGTAATCAGTGACTAAGGATTCGGTTCCCCACATTTCTCTCATATAATTTACGTTTCTGTCCACAGGTGAGTTTGCCATTTTTGCTCCGACTGGTGAAATCAGAACTTTTTGAGGGGTTGCTATCCCTTTTTCTATTTATTTTCACCCTCTTCAGACATTTCTTCGCGTTCTTTTGCTGTTTTCCAGAAATATTCGTCTTCACGACCCATTCCAAGTCGTTCATTTCCATTTTCAACCTGATAATATTGCGTTGAAACCTTAAAATCTGGCATTTTGGGGTTAACTGGAGTCAAACTATTATCAAAGATACGCAATCTGTTGTTTGGATAGAGTGCATACTGTCCATTTTCAAGTTCGATCAGGTTATGTGACTTATGTTCGGCAGGATTTTCACTTGTGGCATAGTCAACATAGTCTGGATCATGGTGATAATTGTCAATTGTGCATACATAAGTCCCTTTTACGATGCCGTGATCTCTTGTATAGCACTCAAAGTCCATCGAACCGATAAATTTTTTGTCCACCGAGACGACTCCGTAGTCCATGCAATTCCAAAACTGGAGGTTTGGTAGGCTCATGTCAGGAGAAGGGGTCTCAGGGTCCGAGACAAAGGCGCTGATGGGCAATTTGTCGTACATCGCAGCGTATTCTGGCAAATAAGTCTCAAAATAAAAAGCGCGTCCGGGAATCGACTTGACCGAAACCCAAACGCCCTTTACAAATTCACCATGACCACTTTGATGATCTGTTAGATATTCTTTACGGACCCATACTTCCATCGAAGGAAGATTAGCAATCAAACATGCCATGGTTAACTTTACATTACTAAATGTATGTATTAACGACCTTGACCACGATACCGCTTACGAGCCGAGTTACGCGAGGTAGCGGCGTATTTGGTATTCTTTCCACTCCCTTGACGAGACTTTTTGGGTTTCGCGGGCATAAAGTTACTGCCGCCGATTTTTGAGCGCATTGCCATAATTAATTAACCGTAGTAGTTGTTCATTTTAGTCTCAAGATCTTGAGGTCTTGGAGAACCTTTCTGATAAAACTCTATCGAAAGGTCCTCCATAATATCAAAGTATTCCTCTTGAGTCAAGTTCTTATACATTATATCTCCTTTATGGAGAATTGTATATCTTGTCTGATTCATCAGATAACCCGAGTCTTTTCGTGTCCGACGCGAATGCGAGGATCACACCAAATCTCAAAACCTGCTTCGATTGCATCGAGACAGAATGATACATCTTCTCCACACATATCCTGTACTGCTCCAGAATCAAAGACTTGCATCTTCGGTGCAAACCAAGGATACTTCATCTCATCGTGCTCGAAGACTCCATTCTTAATCAGCAACCATCCGAATCCTGCATAGTCTACAGTAAATGGCTTCTTACGCTTTGAAATTGATTCCAGAGTTTCATGATTCATGACTCCACCATTATTCTTGAAGTCATCTTCTTCTAACCAGTGTGCAACAGAACTCGTTCGCCCGTCTTCCGTACAATACCAACCACTTGCAATATCTTTATCCATCAAAACCAATTGCCAGAACTTCTCAGTATTGAAAACAATATCAGAGTCAATCCACAATTGATAATCATATTTCAATTTTCCATCCCAGGGAATCTGATCCGGTCCTCGCAGCACATTCGCTCCAAGACACTTGCACCTTGCAAAGTTAACCATGGAAGAATAGTCCTGCGAGATCTGGATGCTCGCTCCTGCTTGTACAAGGTCAAAACAAAGTTGTACAAAGTTTTTCAGGTAGGTATATGAAACTCCTCTACCGGGAAGACAGAATACAATTGTTTTCCCCTTGACCATTTCTTTTGCCTTGTCAAAATCCCACTCAGCATTCTTTTTTTCTGTGGGACCAGGCGCTTTTGCTTTTACAGTAAATCCTTTAGCCATAATCGAATGAAGTTACTTCAGTATCATACAGTATTATCTAGGTATCGTCAAGGTGTCTTTATTCAATATCTCTGATAATAATACAGTCATTTTCAACTTCAATATTAATCTCGACGCCCTCATACCATCCCTTCTCGTCACATATCCATTCTGGAATAACGACATAGTGTTCTCCGTTAACTGGATCGATCTCTACAGTCGTAAAATTTTCTGCGGGATTTTTTTGCATATCTTTGAACCCTATCGTCATTTTTTATATATGAAAAATTTTTTTTACGAGAGTGAAATAGAGATCGCGTTTTGGGTCGTTTATAGCTTAGGGAAGTTAGGCGTTTTTATATACGGGGGGCGGGGCACGGCGGCGGCACCGTAGGGGGGCATAATACCCCCCGACTGCTGTCAACGAACGAATGCTATTAACGAATGGTCGTATACTTAGGGTTGTTGAAGTTAGCAACAGAAAACCGCTGACGATCTACCAACTTAAATGTACCTAACTGATTGGAGAGAACATAACCCTCTGCAGAAATCTCATCGGACCCGATGAATGCACGGGGACCAATATTTCGGCATTGATTCATCAACTCATCCTTCAAAACTATCATCAACCCGTAGAGGTGGCAAAGATTAGAATTGCCCAGAAAATCCTCATCTGTGAGTGCCCAACCGTTACGCAGGGCGGTGTTAATATTTTTCTTAATTTGCTTCGCTTCCTTATCAGTCACGAACTCAGTCTTAGACATCACCTCGCGGATCAAATCTATGATGGGAGGAATCTCAAACCCGTCCGAACCTTGATAATAATCACCGGACCAAATGTACGCCTTAGGGAACACGAACTTACAGTAAAAATTATTAGTAATAATAAACTTCATCGGTGCTGCGATAGCATCACGGAGATCAGATTCTGCCGTGTAAACTGTATGCGGAGCGATGATAATTTCTTCGGTTACGACATCATCGAACTGATACGTAATTGTGTTGGGGGTATACTCATCAGACCCACCGAAACCAATAAAATCGCCCTGAAAAATCATGCCGTTAGTTTGTGGCAGATAATCAAAACATTTGTGGAGAATATCAGCAACCTCACCCGTGTGGTTAGCATCAATATCCTGGTGAGATTCGTTGATCTTAATCTTCACTTTATTGAAGACAGATTTGGTGCCAACGAAGAAGTTTCCGGTGGCAGGATTAGTCCCCCAAACGATAGCGGGAGCGCCATCAACTTTCACAGAAAGATGAAACTCAGACTTGATAGATTGCAGGAACGAAGTATCACCTGTGAGGATGGTATCTTCGGGGTGTTCGATGTGAAGGTTTTGAGTCATGATTAAGAAGAAAAAGTGAAAACAATTGAGGGGGGAATTAGTCCCCCAGAGTTGTCATCAAGCGAGACGCATTCCGTTGGAGAAAGGAATAGTCCGCATTGCCTTTTCTGTCAGGTCAAACATTTGAATGAACCACTCATATTGTTTCTGGAAAACATACTCACGCTTGGTTCCGCAAGTATATCCAAACTCAGAAAGAAGTGCATTCAGACGTGACTTTGTGGTCGTTGATTGATAACCACCATCATAAAGTTTGAGGGATACGTCATCAATCTCAGCGATCAGATTTCCGTGGAGATAAACCTTAGAGATACCATCTTCGATGATAACGGAGGTGTTATCTTTGCTCCAGTTGATGTCACCTTTGACGGCGGCGATCATTTCGGATTCGATCTTACGCATTCAGAGAGAAGAGAGAAGGGACAAGGGGCGGGAGGGACGCGCTGCCCTCCACTCCCTTAAGATAGTCGATTTTGGACGCCGTGCCAAAAAATTGTGACACTTAGTTGATCGTCCACCGGCA